ACTGGTAAGGGTATTCTTATTGAATATGATGCGGGATATATCAACCCAAGAGAATCTAGAAACTTAGAAATTCTAAAAGAAAACAAAAACTTTTTGGACTATTCAAAACCATTCGAGTTTTATGCCGTCCTTCAAAAATATGATACACCCAACCGAAACGGAAGAGTTTATCCTGAAGAAGTCCTGAAACGAGAAGTAAATAACTATAAAAAGATGATAGAGAAAGGTACTTCCCTTTCTGAATTAAACCATCCAGAATCTTCACTAATAGATTTGGATAGAGCATCACATTTAATTACTGAGGTATGGTGGGAAGGTCCGGTTCTTTTAGGTAAGTTAAGATTATTGACAAGTCCAGGATTTCACGAAAGAGGAATTGTTTCTACAAAAGGGGACTTAGCAGCAAACTATCTTCGTCAAGGTGTTACTTTAGGTATTTCTTCTCGAGGAGTTGGTTCTTTGAAGAAAGTTGGTGAACAAAATGAAGTACAAAAAGATTTCGAGTTAATTTGTTTTGATCTTGTTTCATCTCCATCCACACCTGGAGCATATCTATTTTTAGATCCAAAAGATAGATTTAATTTTGAGGAAAATTTGGAAGAAGAAAAAAAGATGGGTCAAGAACGATTGACAAATTCACAACCATCTCAGATTGATAAATCAAAAAATTTAATGGATAAATTATCCGCATACCTTGATAAGTAATTTTTTTATTTTTATATTTAAGTAAATTTAAAAATAAAGTTATGAACGAAAAGTATTTTGTGTGTAAAATATCAACTGACATGGTTGATGAAAATTCTGGAAGAGTTAAGAAATTAAAAGAAGAAAAATTGGTGAGAGCATTTTCACCAACTGATGTTGAGGCTAAGATTACTAAAATCTACGAGAACTATACACAGGATTGGAGAATCACCTCAATTGTTGAAAGTAAAATCGATGAGGTGATCGAATAATCAAAATTAATTTTTTTGGTAAAAGGTGGGAAGAGATTCTCACCTTTTTTTTATTTATTTACAATTTAAATGAATTTTTACAAAATCAACATATTTATATGTAAATCAAATTTAAAAAATGAATAAAAAAAACCAAACGGTTGAAGAGGCTCTTTTCCAGTTACGAAACTTGGAAGAGTCTGTACAAGAAAATGCAAAAGGAATACTTGCCTCTACTATGAGGGATGAAATCAGATCTTTAGTAAAAGAATCTCTTGACGACGAAGAAGACGATGAGGAGATTATTGATTTACCGGCAGACGAACTTGAAGTTATGGACATGCCGGATGATGAAGATGACTTTGACGATGATGAAGTCTTGGATGTAAGTCCATTTGGAGATGACCCAGAAAGCATGAGTGCTGTGGTTGATGTTTTCAAAAAGTTACAACCAGGTGACACAGTTGAAGTAATTAGCAGTGAAACTCCTGATGGTAGAAGATCTGTAAATCTAAAAGACACCGAAAATGATACTGAATACATCATTACTATGAATGAATCTGATATCGATGATTATCCAGAAGGTGAATACAGTGAGTCTGATGAAGACGATGATACTGAAGAAATAAACTATCTAAAAGAACTTATGGGAGACGAGGGTACAGAAACCGAGTATCAAATTACTTTTGGTGATGAAAATTACGGAGAACAAAATGAAGATGAAATGTTCGGTGGAAACAAACATGACTTCCATAGACGAGATGGTCACAAAATGGGTGATGTAGGTGGAAGAAAGTATGGTAAAGGTGGACACTACAAAGATTACGAATCTAAAATGTCTAGAATGTCCAGAATGGGATCTGATGAAATGTTAGAAATGGATTTCGAACTGGATGCCGAAACTAAACTTTCTGATAGAATGATGGAGGCAAAATCCTTTAAGGCTAAAGGTACTGGAATGGGTAACCCAAATAAATTTAAATATTCAAAGGACTCAAATTCCAAAGGTTTCAACACAAAAATGAAACAGGGAGATGCGACCAAGTATACTGGTAAAGTTCCGAAAAAAATGGATTATGATGATGAGGTTAACATGGAAGGATATACTGAAAAGCCGAAGAAAAGAGAAACTAAAGAATCTTCACGAACTTTAGGGGCTGGTAAATATTGGGGTAGAGAAGGTCTTCCTAAACCAAAAGCGGCACCACGTAGATTACGTAAAGAAAGTACTGAAGAACTTGAAATTCTTAAAACTAAAAATGAGGAATACAGAAATGCCTTAAATGTGTTCAGAGAAAAACTTAACGAAGTTGCAGTTTTCAATTCAAACTTGGCTTACGCAACAAGATTGTTCACAGAACATTCAACAACAAAACAAGAAAAAATCAATATCCTTAAAAGATTTGATTCAGTGGAGTCGTTGAAAGAATCTAAAAATCTTTATCGTACAATCAAATCAGAATTGGACACAACACCAACTATCAATGAGTCAAAATCAAAAATAAACGAATCTATCGAGAGAACTGTAAACAAAACTCCATCTAATGGGTCTTCAGTAAACTTGATCGAATCAAAAACTTATGAGAATCCTCAGTTCTTACGAATGAAGGATTTGATGAAAAAACTATAAAAAATAAACTTTTTTAAAAACTCGTATATTTATTATATACATAAAACTAAATAAAGCCTAAAAAAAATTAAAAATGGGAGCATTATTAGAATCAGGTCTTGTTGGTAACATCGGTCTTAAGCACCTTAAAGTTATCAAAGAAGATACTATTAACAAATGGGATCGATTAGGATTCCTTGATGGTCTTAGAGGTCATCTAAAAGAAAACGTGGCACAATTATATGAAAACCAAGCGTCACATTTGATTAACGAAGCAACTTCTGAAGGTTCTAACGGAGCGTTCGAAACTGTTGTTTTCCCAATCATTCGTCGAGTTTTCTCTAAATTGTTGGCAAATGACATCGTATCAGTACAAGCAATGAACTTACCAATTGGTAAATTGTTCTACTTTGTACCTAAAATCCAAGGATATTCTGGTGGTACTTACACAGGAGCATATCCGTCAAACTCTGGAGACCATTATTCTCCTGTAGGTGCACCTGGTAACTACACTGGTGATACTAACGCAGGATATGATTCTGGTACAGGAACTTACAATCCTACTTACTCAAAAAATCTTTATGACTTGTTTTATGAAGGTTCTGAGGCAGGATTAGATCCTCCAGGATTATTCGATTATTCTAAAGGTCGTTGGTCTGCTGTAACACAAAACACATCCATGTTACAATGGTCTAACGGTAACTTGGTTGATTTCCAAATTACTTCTGAAGGTAATTACCGAAAAATCATCATGAAACTTTGTGGATGGAATTCTTACATCGGATGGGGTAAATTAGTAGGACCGGATGGTGCTGAAGTTGATTCTGAGACTTTCCTTTCAGATCTTAAAATCTTCGCAAACCAACCAACTATTTCCGCATCAACAACACCTTGTGCCGTATTAGGTACTCAAGCGGCTCCAGTTCCATTATTGTTTAGAGTTGTTACTCAACAATACGGTAAAGGGATTGTTAATCCTAACTCTAAAACTTCTCAAACATCATTCCCTTCAACTGGTAACGGTGGTTCTTTTGACAACATTTGTGACCCAGAAGGTTGTATCTATTTGGAAGTTGATTTATCTTGTCCAGTATGTGCTGATTGTAACTCTACATCTTTGGATGGTTACACTGGTACTACTATCTTTTCTGCAGCATCTGCAACATCCTTTACGGCTGTTTGGAGACGTTATGAAGAATTAGAATTCGAAGACAAAATTGGTGAAGTATCTTTTGACTTAGAATCAGTAACTGTTTCTGTGTCTGAAAGAAAACTAAGAGCACAATGGTCTCCTGAATTAGCACAAGACGTTGCGGCATTCCACAACATCGACGCAGAGGCTGAACTTACAGCATTGTTGTCTGAACAAGTGGCTGCTGAAATCGATCGTGAAATTCTACGTGACCTTCGTAAAGGTGGCTTGGAACTTACGTTGGGATTACAACGGATGGAGAAGAATTTCTCAAACAACTTCTTACACTCAAAAAGACTGGAACCAAACTTTGATCACAGCAATCAACCAGTTGTCAGCACAAATCCACAAGTCAACTCTTCGTGGTGGTGCTAACTGGATCGTTGTATCATCTGAGGTTTCCGCAATTTTTGATGATTTGGAGTACTTCCACGTATCTAACGCTTCACCTGAGCAAGATCAATATAACATGGGTATCGAAAGAGTAGGTACTTTAGCAGGACGTTACCAAGTTTACCGTGATCCTTACTTCCCACCAAACCAAGTTTTGATTGGACACAAAGGAACATCATTGTTAGACACTGGTTACATCTACGCACCGTATGTACCTCTACAATTGACACCTACAATGTACAATCCATTTAACTTTACACCTATCAAAGGTATTATGACACGATACGCTAAGAAAATGGTTAACAACCGTTTCTACGGACGTATCACAGTTGATGGAGTACGTACATTTGACTTACAAGAATTGAGATAATCAATTAAAGGTTAAATAAAGAAAAAGGTCAGATTCGTCTGACCTTTTTTATTTTATATGATTTATTCTTCGGAATTTTTAGATATTACTCTAATTGCTTTTGATAGAACTTCAGATTCACCAATTGTGAAGGATCCCCGTTTGTGAGCGGCTTTAATTGCTTCGACCAAATAATAAATGGCATGACCCTCATCCATTGAGGTTAAAATTAATTCCAAATGATTTTCATCAAGTATATTTATTGTTCCGAATAGATTTCCATACAAATTATTTGAGTTTTCCATATTTTTAAACTTTTATGATATTTATAAGTATAGGTATTATTTTTCTATGTTAAATAAGATTATTAAAAAAATATTAAACGAAATTACATCGACCAGTTCTTCTAGAGGTAGTTATGTATCACCGTTACTTCCCGGGTTACGGGATTTTGGAGATAAGTTAAACAAACCTTACACAGAAATCCTTAATGACTATGACAGTGCGTTACTTGATTATGACAGTTTAGATGGTGATATGTCGACTCACCCAAAATGGATAAGTAAGATAGAAAAAAGGGCAGAAAAAGTTACAAATGATATTAAAAAACACCCAGATAAATTTGCCTGGGATGGGGATGCTGGTATTATGAACTCACTTCCTAAAAAAAATACAGATGCAAAACCAATTAAATTACCCAAAAAACAAAAACCTAAGACAAAACTTGAAAGTATTGATGATGTCATAAAAAACATTTTACGAGAAACTATCAAACTAAAATCAAATGAAAATGCAATCAATGAAGTTGATTCATCAACTAGTGCGGGGGTATACAGTGGCCCAGTTGAATTGGGATTAAAAAAATGGAAAAAAAATTTTTTAAGCCCTTTTTCTATTGAGGTAGATCATGATTATAATGATTATGCCAAAAAACCTAGTTTGAAAAATAATATCAAAAGGACGGTCGGGGTTTGGGAAAAAAACAAAGATGGGTCATATAATCAGGAAGAATACCCGGTTCATGCGGTAAACGAAGATTTGGCTGTATGGTTTGGTAAAAAGAAAAAAACAAAAGGGTCATCTCAGCCAAAAGGACCTTGGGTAGATATATGTAGAAAAGTAGATGGTAAACACCCCCCATGTGGAAGAAAGGATGCCGACACAGGATCATATCCAAAATGTAGAGCCTCTGGTGTTGCAGGTAAAATGAGTGATTCACAAAAAAGATCGGCATGTCAACAAAAAAGAAATGCCGAAAAAAAAGATCCTCAATCAGGAAAAGGTCAAAAACCTGTTATGACAAGTTACAAAACCAAAAAAATGAATGAGGATCAAATTATAAGAAGAATACTTAG